TGCGCTTGAAATCTTCGGGCAAAACGGCGGCGTAAAACTTGCGGGGCTTCTTAACAGTACGTCCGAGGAAATGGACGAAATGCGGCAACGCGCCCATGATTTAGGTATGGTTATGACCGATAACGCAATAGAAGCCGCCGCCGAATTTTCAAACAGCATGGACACGCTTTCGCGCACCTTCGACGGCGTAAAAAATGCAATCGGCGCGGAATTGTTGCCTGGCTTTACTATGATTACCGACGGCTTAATAGGGCTTATATCGGGAAGCGACGACGCGGCAGAGCAAATAACGGCGGGCGTTGAAGAAGTAGTACGCGGTATTACAACGGCAATTCCGCAAGTATTAGAGCTTTTCCATACCGTGGTAACCACTATTGCCGAAATTGCGCCCGACATCATAAACGCCCTTGTAGACGGCATTGTAGGCAATATCCCGAAACTGATTGACGCGGCTTTAGCCGTGATTATGGCACTTGTCGAGGGGATTATAACAGCCCTTCCCGCGCTACTTGACGGCGCAATACAAATAATCGTTGCGCTTGCCGACGGAATATTAGCGGCGTTGCCAACACTCATTCCGATTATTATTGACATAGTAATGCAGATTATTCAAACGCTTGTTGAAAGCGTACCCTTGATTATCGAAACAGGGTATAAGTTGTTGCTTGGGATAATTGACGGCATTTTAGACGCGATACCGCTTATTGTTGCCGCATTGCCACAGCTTATAGAAAGCATTATAACGGCAATTATGGAGAGTATACCGCTAATCATGCAAGCGGGAATTGATTTACTTGTATCGCTTGTTGAAGCGTTGCCCGAAATCATAACGGCAATCGTCGAAGCCATACCGCAAATAATTGACGGTATTATAAGCGCACTTATGGAAAATATACCGCTTATTATACAAGCGGGAATCGACCTTATGATAGCAATGATACAGGCGTTACCAGAAATTATTATTACAATCGTGCAAGCCATACCCGAAATTGTGTTAGCAATCGTCGGGGCGTTGGTTGAAAATATCCCGCAAATTATCGAAGGGGGCGTAATGCTTTTCGTTGCCCTTATTGAAAATTTGCCGCTTATTATCGTCGAAATTGTGAAAGCCATACCCGAAATCGTAAAAGCAATCGTCGGCGGCTTTCTTGACCTTTTGCCCGACCTTATGAGCGTCGGCGGCGACCTCATAAAAGGAATTATACAAGGCTTGTTGGGCGCGGTTGGCGCGGTTATGGACGCAGTAAAAGACGTAGGCGGGCGCATACTTGGCGGCATACGCGGCTTTTTTGGTATTAACAGCCCCTCAACGGTATTTGCGGAAATCGGTAAAAATCTTGCCGAAGGTTTGGGTGTAGGCTTTGACGACGAAGCAAAAGACGTTGAAAAGAGCATGACCGAAGCAATGGGGAAAGCGGGCGAAATGACAGCTGCCGAAGCAGTACAGGCGGTTGCAAGCGGGCTTGTCGCTAATTTGTCGGAGCTTACCGAAGCGACGCGGGCAGTTGTTGAAAAAATAATCAGTAACTTGAACGCCGAACACCCGCAATTAGTTCAAGCGGGCGAAGACCTTATGCGGCAAATAGCGCAGGGCATAACGTCGGCGACCGCCGAAGTTACGGCGGTTATTCCGCAAGTAATACAAGTCATTATTACGGCGTTTACCGCCGAACATCAAGGCGTAAAGCAAGCGGGGCAAGACTTAAACCGTCAAATAGCCGCAGGGCTTACCGCGTCCATACCCGAAGTGACCGCCATTGTACCGCAGATAACACAAGCGGTTATTACGGCGTTTACCGCCGAACATCAGAGCATTAAACAGGCGGGGCAAGACTTAAACCGTCAAATAGCCGCAGGGCTTACCGCTTCCATACCCGATGTAACGGCAATCGTGCCGCAAATCACGCAAGCTATTGTTACGGCGTTTACCGCCCAACATCAGAGCTTACACGGAGCGGGGCAAGACCTCAATAGACAAGTAGCCGCAGGGCTTACGGCTTCAATTCCCGACGTTACGGCGGTTGTGCCACAGATAACACAAGCCGTAATTACGGCATTTACCGCGCAACATCAAAGTATCAATCAAGCAGGGCAAGACCTTAACAGACAAGTGGCGGCGGGGCTTACGGCTTCCATTCCGACGGTTACGGCGGTTGTGCCGCAGATAACGCAAGCCATAATTACGGCATTTGTCGCGCAACATCAAAGTATCAATCAAGCAGGGCAAGACATCAACCGACAAATAGCGGCGGGCATGACGGCGGCTATTCCGCAAGTTACAGCGGTTGGGCAAGACATCATAAGAGCCATAAACGACGCAATAACAGCCGCGCACCCGCAATTTAATCAAGCAGGGCAAAGTCTTATGCAACAAATGGCGCAAGGTATACAGAGCGCGGCACAACAAGTCACGCAAGCCGTGACAACGCTTGTAAACGAAGTTATCGCCCTTATGACAAACACAAATAATGCAAACAGCGCGGTACGACAATTTCAAGCGGCAGGGCAAGCAATGGCACAAGGCATTGCAACAGGCTTTGTTAATGGTTCGTCGTCCATGCGTCAACAAGTGAACGCCGAAATTGACCGCCTTGTAAGGGAAGCGCAAGCGCGGCTTCGCATTGAAAGTCCTTCAAAAGTCTTTGCCGAAATCGGCTATAACATGGCGGCAGGGCTTGGAATAGGCTTCGCCGACGAAATGCAAAAAGTTACAAGGCAAGTCAATAACGCCGTCGGCGACCTGATACCCGACCCCGCAACCTACACAGGGCGCGGCAAGCAAGCAAACAAGCAAGGCGGCTTTAATTTGACGCAAAACATCTACACACGCGAAACTAATTACGCCACACAACAGCGCGAAGCGGGGCGCAATTTCAAACTAATAGCAAGGGAGGTTGGCGCGGTATGAGGAATAGAAAGCGGCTTATATACACAAACGAGCGGGGCGACAGCTTGACATTTTGTACCGCGTCCGACTTTCACGTTAATATTGATAAAGACGTTACAGGGCTTTCAGATATTGACAACGACATTGTTTCAATTATCAGCATGGGGCAAGACGGCAATACCGAAATAGGAAGCCGCATTGCCGCCCGCGACATTGAAATAGTGGGGCATATAAACGAGCGGGACAAAGAGCGGGTACACCGCTTGCGCCGCCGTATGAACCGCATATTGAACCCGCAATTTGAAGGGCGTTTAATATACGAGTTCGGCGAAATACGGCGCGTTATTGATTGTAGTGTGCAAATATCAAAACCCGACCTTGTAAGCCCTGTTTTGTCGCAGTTCGTTTTGCAAGTGTTTTGTAACAACCCTTTTTGGCGGGAAGACACCGACACCCGACAAGACATTGCAACATGGATTGGCGGTTTTGAATTTCCTATTGACCGACCCGACGACGACTTGCCGCAGGGTTTAGAGATACCGCAAGACCCCGAAGACCCGACGCGGGCAATATGGGAAATAGGTTGGCGCGAACCGTCGCTAATTGTAAATGTCTTCAACGGCGGCGACGTTCGGGCGGGTATGCGTATAGACTTTCGGGCGTTGGGTATGCTTGTCAATCCTATGTTGTTAAACGTCGTCACAGGGCAATTTATACGGCTTAATTTCACTATGCAAGCGGGCGACGTAATAACCGTTAATACTTCATGGGGCGAAAAAAGCGTAACACTAAGGCGCGGCGGCGTTGAAACGGACGCTTTCCGCTTCCTTGACCCCGACAGCCGATATTTGCAATTAGTCGTCGGCGACAATATTTTCAGATACGACGCAGAATTGAATATGTACAGCCTTGACGTGACTATTCACCACAACAATTTATTTTTGGGGGTATGATATGGAAATTTACGCATACGACCGCGACTTAGAATTGCACGGCGTTATTGAGAAGATCACGTCTTTTATTTGGATAAGGCGTTATAACAGCGTCGGCGAATTTAAGTTGTTAGTTCCTTTTACGCCCCGACACAATGAATTATTGCAAATGTACCGACTTTTGGCGAAGTGGGACGACGACGAAGAAGCGGGCGAAATTAGATACATTGAAATACGCATGAACACACAGGGCGTTGAAGAAATCGAAATACAGGGGCGTTTTGTTACAAACTGGTTAGGCAAACGCATTATATTAAACCCGATTGTAGCGACCGCACCGACCCCGCAAATTATGACCCGAATTGTGACCGAAAATATCACAAATCCAACGAACCCGCGCCGACGCTTGCACAATATCACCCATACCGACATATCAACAATAAGCAGGGGTAACATTGAATATTCGTCGGAGCCTTTCATAAATGCGGGGTTAGCGTTGGAGCGGGCGGCGAAAGCGTCACGGCTTGGCTTCAACATAACTGCCGACATACGAAAAAAGCAGTATTTTTTTAATATATACGACGGTTTGGAATTGACTTCGGGCAATTCAGCGGGCAACCCGCCAGCCGTCTTTTCCGTCGAGTTTGATAACATCCTAGAGCAGACCTTCACCAATTCGACGGAACGGTTACGAAGTACGGCATATGTCGGCGGCGAAGACACCCATGACCGACCGCGCCGCGTCGTCGAGGTTGGCGAAACAGCCGCAGGGCATGAACGCGCCGAAGTCTTCATAAACGCGACCGACATTGTGCAGTCTTGGCGCGACGAAAACGGCAACGAACAGTCCATAAGCGACGCGGCTTACGGCGCGTTATTGTTTCAAAGGGGCGTACAACAGCTTGAATACTTCGCCGAAACTTTGGCGTTTACAAGCAAGGTGAATACACATGCAAACTTGAAATATAAGCACGATTACGACTTAGGCGACCGCGTAACGTGTATCAATCAGCGTTGGGGCGTTCGTATAAATGTACGCATAACCGAAATTATGGAAGTGTATCAAGACCACCCCGAACCCGAAATTGAAATCACGTTCGGCGAAAGTTTACCCGCCCTTATTGAACAAATAAGGGCTTTATACATTCAGTGAAAGGGGCTTTATAATGGCAGAGTTTTCAAGTTTTTTTAATTCGATAACGGGCGACCGCCGTTACCTTGCCGAACATTGGGCGAATTACTTTGCGTCGTTCATTGGAAACGGCGTTTTTCCCTTGCCGTCGCTTGGCTTGCAAGTCATAGCGGGCGACGTGGGAACAAGCGTTATTATTCGAGCGGGGCGCGGTTGGATAAATGGTTATTTTTACGTCAACGACGACGAATTGACATTGCCGCTACCCATTGCCGACGGCGTGTTACCCCGCATTGACCGTATTATTATTCGTTGGGATTTAACGGAGCGGCGCATATTTGCCCGCGTGAGTTCTTCAGCACCCGCAAGCCAACCCATACCCCCGCCGCTACAGCGGGACGCGGACGCATGGGAATTATGCCTTGCCGACGTGAGGGTAAACGCGGGCGCGACGGTTATTACGCAAGCAAATATTACTGATAACCGTTGGAATACAGCCTTATGCGGAATTGTAGCGGGTTTGGTACAGCAAATTGACGCGACTTTCATTACAGCGCAATTCACGCAATTTTTTAACGAAATGAAGCCGCGCATTTTGGAGGATTACGAGTATTGGACGCAGAATATACAACATTACTTCGACTTGTACACGCAGTTAGTCATAGACGGACACGCAAAATTTACGCAGGATATGGCAGACTTTTTCTTGCAGTTCCAAAACAACACAACAAGCCAGTTTAATGTATTTATAAACTTGCTTAATGGCTTTACAAGCGACAGTACAAGCGCATTTCAAGCCTTTTTGGTTTGGCTTGCAAACTTTCAAGCGCAGTCTTCGAGTGAGTTCAATACATGGTTTGACAGTATCAAGGGCTTACTTGACGAAGACACGGCGGGGCATTTGCTTTTGCTTATACAAGAATTGCAAACATTTTCGCCGACCGAAACCATAGGCACGATAACGCATAATTTAGGGCGTTACCCGCTTTGCACTCTTCACAAGGCAGACGGCGCGGCGGGCATAGCGGGCGCGGCAGAATACGGCGCGGGCGGCGGCAACCTTTTTACAGTTCCCGCCGAATTTGAAATTGACGGTTACGACCGCGTAACAATCAAGACGACCGCCGCTTATTCGTCATGTACAGAAATGTATCAAATAAGCGACACGCAATACGGCTTCGCCGACCCCAACCCCGCAAACTTAACAAGTTTATTTTTAATAATACGATAAGGAGTTGAAAACATGGCAGTATTACAAGACTTAATCAAGACACAACCCGATTGGCATAATGTCATAAATGCCAACAATGCCATTGTCGGCGACAGCTTGGTATTGGCCGCCGACGTGACTTACGACGCAGGGGACGACGCTTACATTGTGTCAATTCGCAATTTGCCGCCCAACATAGCGGCGGGCGTTCCCGCGACGTTGCCCGAAACCTTTTCCATTCGTTGCCGTATGCCTAACGATTATCAAGCGGGCGCGTCGTTCCGCATTGGTTCGGTAGACTTTGCGCCGCAGGGCGCGGGCTTCACGGCGGGCGACGTAACAACCATCAATTTTGACCGCATAGCAAATCAAGCCTTTTTCAGCGCGGGCATGGATTTAACGCGGGCAAGTCAAGAAAGTGTTGACCGAGTAAGCGAAAAATTAGAGGTTGCAAAACGCGACATTGAAGCCATTTTACGGCGCGTTACCCCTGTTATTCCTGTAAATGCCCGAATGGGCGTTGCATGGAATTTTACCAACCCTTCGCCCGCCCTTGTACGCCTTGACGACGCGGTAGGGCTTGTCGCTACTTCGGGCATAGGTACGGCGCAAGGCTTTTCAGACTTTGACGAAATGCCAATATACCGCGACATAAGGCGTTGCAATTTAGACGTAAACGGCAATGTAACCGCATACGAAGGGCAAGAGGGCTTCACGTACACAAACGCCGACGTAATGGTAGAAATACCGCAATTCTTTTACCGCGTTGAACAAGACACGACCCAACGCCGCGAATGGATAAGCAATCAACCTATGAGCGGGTTTGCAGTACATCCCGCATTTGCCCGACCGTGGGGAAATGTTCCCTTTATTTACATTGGAGCTTATGAAACAGGAGCGGGACACGTAAGCAGAAGCGGGCTTGCGCCGCTTGTCAGTATTACGCGGGCGGCTTTCCGTACAGGGGCGCGGGGCAAGGGTACAATATGGAGCGTTCAAGACTTAACTTCGCGCATGGCGTTGGGATTGCTTATACGGATTGAATTTGCACACATGAACACGCAACAAGTTATCGGCGGCGGCAACACAGCGACGGCGGACGCGTTGGCGACAGGGCGTACAAATTCAATCATAGGTACAGGGCGCGAAGCGGGCGTAAACCCTAACGGCTTATCGGTAGTTTGGCGCGGCATTGAAAACCCTTACGGCAACGTATGGGAGTTCGTGGACGGCTACAACGTCAATGCAGGGGTACACATGTTTGCAAACGACCCTGTAAATTATGCCGATGATACGGCGACGAATTACGCCCCGATAGCAATATCGCTTCCCGCTTCGGGTTCGGGTACATTTGCAACGCGGCTAGGTTTTGACCCCGCGCAACCGTGGGCGGGCTTGCCGTCGTCGGTTACAGGGGGAAGCGAAACAACATTTTTAAGTGACGCTTTTTGGTTCAATGCGGCGGGTTGGCGTCTTACTTTCGTCGGCGGTCATTGGTTTAACGCGGGCGGGGCGGGCTTGTTTGCGTGGGCTGTCAACAACGATTCGTCGCATATGGGGACGACCTTGGGGGCGCGTCTTCTTTGTATTCCCCGATAGTTGACACATTACCACTAAAATTATAAAAAGGAGTTGTCAGAAATGAGAGTAAGAGGAAATCAAATGCCGTCGGGGGCGTTTAGCGTACACCCGCAACCCGACAAGTCGGGCTTCGTGTGCATACGGTTCTTTGAGAACGCGCACAAAGTAAAAGTTGCCATTGACGACGGCGACCCTGTAGAGTTCGCAGAATACGACGAATACGAATTGATTGTACCC